CCGCTTGAGCCTCGGCTCAACGCCTCCGTCCCTGCGTAACGATACCCTTGCAACCCGCGAGCCCCGCATGTCATCGCCATGCCATGACCCCTCCCTGCGCGAGAAGGCGTCCGGTAGTCAGTCCGGGCTATGTTGTGGAGTAGAAGTAGTGGGCCAGGATGCGCGACGACGCGGCCCCGAACCGAAAGCAACACGCAAAGCCGACGCATAGTGCCTAAATGGATGGGAACCTATGCCGGGAAACCGGTACGTCCCCTTGAGCGTGGAGCCGCCGCAAGGCGGGAGATGCCACGCTGACACGTCCTATCGCACTCAATAACACCCAAACATATAACCAAACACCTCACTATCACCCGCCCCGCCATCTAAGCCTTAGATGGTGGGGTCCTACTTTGGAGAAACCAAATGAAAACCAGTCTGAACCTGACGCCGGACACGGCGTACACCCTGCTCACGATCCTGCGCGAATGGCGCAACGTACGCACACCGCTCGACGAGTACATGCAGAGCCGCTACGGCGACGCCGCCCTGCCCGAAGGTTGGTACGCGTTCAAAACCAAGGTGGTGGCCGACCAGATGGCCCGGATCGACGCCGTGATAACCCAACTGGAGGAATGAAATGACCCAAGTACCCCTGTGCCGCATCTGCGGCGACGAGATCGACCCGCCCGAGCGGGCCCGGATCAAGCCCATCTGCCTGTGGTGCGGCGACGACCAAGCCAAGGAAGAACGCCGCCACTGGTGCGTGGCGCCCCTCAACAAGTCCAACTACATGCTCTTCACCGACACCGCACTGTTGTCCCAACTCAACCCCAAGCGAACCATCTAAGCCTTAGATCACAACCGGAGAAACCAAATGACTGTCTACACCGCAATGCAACTTCACGTAGCCCGCCACATGTACAAGCGCGGCAAGCACAAAGGCACGGCGCCGCTCGACGGCTCCCGCCGTGGGCGCAACCACGAGAGGGTGCGCGAGACTGCCGTGGGCAACATGGCCGTGCGCTTCCACAACACCGACGTCATCACCGTGCAGCCCGACGATTCCTTCGTCCTCAACTGCGACAACTGGTTCCGCTCGCCCACCACCCGCATTTGCATGAACGATGCGTTTGGTGCTTTCTTCCACGACGCCGGGCTACGCGTGTCGGTCTACAACGGCGTCAAGTTCAGCAAGAGCCAACCGATCGTGTGCGTCAACGGCAAGGAATATCGGTACTACGACGGCATCACGTTCTCTGCTTCCGGGGAGTTACTTTCTCAACTCAAGCCCTTCGAAGCCAAGCGCATCGACCGCGACGAAACCAAGGAACTGCACGACGGACTCAAGGAGTCCGGGTTCAAGGACGTGTTCAAACTTCTGCACGTAGCCGCATCGTCCGACGATGAGATGTGGCAGCCGAACGGGGCGCGTGCTGCCCGCCAACTGCGCGACATCCTCACCAACCCTGACCTGAGCCACAACTGGCCCGGCGTGGTGCGACGCTACGCGTTCACCTACACGTTTGAGTGGCGCACTCGCCAGGATTCGTACGTCAAGTTCACCGCCCAACAGACGTGGACTGCCATCATGAAAGCCGCCAAGGAGGACCTGTACGAAACAGTCATTGCCAAGTAAGCCAGTCAAAGCAAAATCACTCATCAACATCTAAGCCTTAGATAGAAAGCAAATCATGAAAGTCAATCTGAACCAAGCCGCTACCGTGATCCGTGCCGTCGGCACCACCAATACCGTGATCCTGCGGGGCCAACCCGGCGTGGGCAAGTCAGCGATCCTGACTATGCTCGCCAAGGAACTGCCGGACTACATCCCCTGCTACATCGACGTGGCCAACCTCGACCTCGGCGACCTGGGCATGCCCGTGATCGACCGCGAAGCCATGGTCACCAACTACGCACCGAACGCCCGCTTCGGGCTTGCCAACGGCAGCAACCGCCCCCTGCTCATCATGCTTGACGAGTTGGGCAAGGCGTCCCGCCCTGTGCTCAACATGCTGTTGCCGCTCGTGAACGAGAAGCGCATCGCTGACCGTGGCCTGACTACCGGGTCGATCGTCATCGCAACCACAAACCTCGACACCGACGGAGTCGGTGACAACATCCCGGCGCATGCCTACAACCGCATGACTGAACTCGTGGTGGCAAACCCCACTGCGGACGAGTGGTTGCACTGGGCGGCGGACAACGACATTGCGCCTGAGATGATGGCGTTCGCCAAGCAGAACCCGGAAGTGTTCCAGTGCTACACCGACCTGGGTCGCAACGAGAAGAACCCGTACATCTTCAACCCCTTGACCGGCAACACGCGGACCTTCTGCTCACCGCGTTCCATGGAGCGTGGCTCGAACATCGTGAAACAGAGATCTGTTTTGGGGGACGCATTTTTGCCGGCTTTAGCAGGCACGATCGGCGAGTCTGCGGCGCAACTCATGGTGGCCCTGGTCAACCTCGCTGACTCCCTGCCCCTGTACGAGAACATCGTCAAGGACCCGCACAAGACCAAGGTGCCGAAAGAGGACGCCGTGGGTGCGATGTTCATCCTGGCCTTCATGCTTGCCAACCGCGTGACCGAGGACGATCTCGATGCAGTCATGGTGTACGCCGAACGCATCACGTCCTTCGAAGCCTACTCGCTGTTCGTGTCCTCACTTGCGGGCAACAAGTCCAAGGTGGCGATGGCGTGCAAGAACCGCCGCTTCACCGCAGCCGCCGCTAAGTTGGGCAAGTATTTCTAAGGGGGCCGCCATGCTAGTCATCGAATACCTGAGCAACGGGACGCGCCGGGTGCGCTTGCACAAGGACTGGAACCCGGGCCGCATCAGCAAGGCGTACACGCCACCCATGAAGAACCACGTCGAATCCCGTGATGCGCACCGTATCCAGACTGCCTTCATAGGCAGGGGAATCAAGTAGCCACAACATCTAAGCCTTAGATCACAACAGGAGAAACCATGGAACCGATTGATCGTATCCGCAAGGCGCACATCGCCATCATGCAACACAAGAAGGCATGCGTGTATGCCGGGGTCCTGGCATGCGGCAAGGTCGAGGTCACCGACGAGGTGCCCACCGCCGCCACAAATGGTTGGGACGTGAAGTACAACCCCGACTTCATGAAGCAGTACATGCCGACCGACCCGGAGTTGCGCTTCGTGGTGTTGCACGAGGCCACGCACAAGGCGTATCGCCACCTGCACACGTGGCAGGACCTGCACGACGAGGACCCTCACCTTGCCAACGTAGCCGCCGACTACTTCGTCAACCTCGCACTCGTGGACATGGATGCGGGCGAGGGGTTCATCCGCATGCCCAAGATCGGCATCAAGCCCGACGAGAAGTACCGGGGCTGGTCGGTGCGTCAGATCTTCGACGATCTGAAGAAGAACCCGCCGCCTGATGGGGGCGAGAGCGGCGATGGGGACGGCGATGGCGGGTTCGATGCGCACGACTGGGAGGACGCCAAGGACGGTGGCGAGGAAGCCAAGAAAGCCGCAGAAGCACAAGCCCAGGAGATCGCACGTGCCGTGCGCCAGGGCGAGATGTTGCGTCAGAAGTTGGCAGGCAAGGGCGCGGGTATGGCCGACGGTATCTTCGGTGACTTGCTTGCACCCAAGGTTGACTGGCGCAAGGCGTTGCGTGAGTTCATCCAAGAGATGTGCCAGGGGCGCGACGAGTCCACGTGGCGCAAGCCCAATCGTAGGTTCCTGGCCGACGACATCTACATGCCGTCCATGCAGGGCATCACTATCACCGAGTTGGTGATCGGGTTCGATACCTCCGGCTCCGTTTTCGGCGGCGATGAAATGACGCGGTTCGTGACCGAACTAAAAACTATCGTGGAACAAGTCAAACCGGGCAAGGTCCACGTGATCTATTGGGACACCGAGGTGGCCGGGCATCAGACGTTCGAGGATGGTCAGTTCGCCGTGCAGGACCTGAAGATCAAGGGTGGCGGCGGCACCGACGGGTCGGTGTTGTTTGATTACTTGAAAGAAAAAAGTTTGGTTCCCCAGGCCATCGTGCAGTTCACCGACGGGTATGTCGGGGACTGGGGACGCACCACCATCCCAACCCTGTGGGCCGTGACTTCCAACCTCACGGCGCCGTTCGGCACCACGATTCACCTGGACATCTAAGCCTTAGATGGAGGAATGAAATGAAGTTCAAAGTCGAGATCAGCGACAACACGGTGCTGCTGACGTACGAGCAGTTGGAGAAGTTGTCCGCGCTGCTCTGCCACACCGAGAGCATGCAAACCAAATGGATCGGCAACGGCAAGGGGACGACAGGTAACAACAACGCGTACCTGCCAACCATCCAACCATTCAACCCGCTAGAGCAACTGACCATCAACGTCGTAAGCGACGAGCAAGTCGAAGCAATTAAATTCGTTCAAAAGCAACAGGAGAAATCAGAATGAACTACATCGAAACCAACCCCGTAGCAGGCGTGGCACGTGCGGCCATGCTCGTGGACCTGCAAATCTCCCTGTACTCGGGGCGCAAGCAGGACAAGGCTACGCAAGCCGAGGTGACGCAATCCAAGGGCGCGAAGTCGGCCAAGGCGGCGTCGGTCTACAAGTCTCTATTCGCAGAGTGCGCCGAACTGGATGCCATCACCAAGTATCAAGCCCGTGCCCGTGCCGACCACTACCGGCTCACGAAGCCCTGGAACGACTACGGCGCGCGCTTGTTGCCCACTGCCCTGTTGCAGTCCTACAAGGCAGAGATGAATGTGCATGAGGCTGAGTTCAACCGTCTGGTCGAGGCGTTCCTCGACAAGTACGACACGCTCGTGGCCGCCGCCGCGTTCCAGTTGGGCACGCTCTTCGATCGTGATGAGTACCCCACCCGTGAGCAGGTGGCGCGCAAGTTCCGGTTCGACATCGCGTTCTCTCCCCTGCCCACGGCGGGCGACTTCCGGCTCGACATCGAGAGCGAAGTGCAACGCGATCTCATGCGTCAGTACGACAAGCGCATGGAGCAGCAGTTGGAAGCGGCGGCGCAGGACTCATGGACTCGACTGCACGATGCGCTGTCCCGCCTGAGCGACCGGCTCGTGATCGAAGAGGACGGCAAGAAGCGCAAGTTCCACGACACCATGGTCACTGGCGCCGTGGAGTTGTGCGAGTTGTTGACGCACATGAACGTCACCAACGACCCTGCACTGGAGAAGGCGCGGCGTCGTCTGGAGGAAGTTCTGTCTGGCGTAACGCCGAAGGACTTGCGAGAGTCCGACGGTACCCGTGCGGCTACCAAGCAAAAGGTGGACGCGATCCTGGCGGCATTCGACTGGGGAGTGGACGATGGGTCTGATCAAACAGTATTGGCTTGAGCAGATCAGGCAGACGGTTGCTGACCATGAGGACTGGTACCGATCGATAGACGAGATTGTCTGGGCCGACGGACTGCGACGAGCCCGACATCAACACAAATCAATCCACATGACAAACGACGAATACGAGTTCCGGTACGAGCGACGTGGGGATGTCTATCTCATCAAGCGTTGGTACGACGGCACCGAATGGACTGACCGTGGAAACACAGACAACGTGCCGGTATGGCTTGTGCCAATCCTCGTGGTGGCGAAGATATCCGGCCATCTACGCAAGACCAACGAGCCGCCACCGGACGAGATCCTGTGGTTCCGTACTGACAAGAACCATCACCTAACCACATTCATTGACCTAGAGGACCCGCGCAAATGAGATACGAGAACCTAAGTGATGAGGAGTTGCTGAACATGGTGTACCTGAAGGGCGACGCCCTGGCACGCGCCGTGGGAGAGCGACTGGAGATGCGCCTTCGGGACATCGACGAACTTCAACACGCGCAAGCCAAGCGCGATCCGCAAGCCCCACGTCCACACCCGGACGACCGTCAACTTGAACTCTTCTAAGCCTTAGATGGAGCCCATCATGCCTGATCTAAAAACAGCACTGCAATCAGCACTCAACGAGTGGAATCAACCGGAGACAGCCACCGTGCAACAACAAGCACACGACCAACGCCCTGAAGGCACACGCCTCTTCACGCGCACCAACGACGTGACGCGGGAGACGTTCAACTACGTGCGCGACAACCCCCGCTGCAAAAACCGCGAGATCCGCGATGCCCTGGGCGCACAGGGGCACAAGGGGTCGTCGGTGTCCTCGATCCTGTCGCAGATGTCCCGCACAGGCATCATCAACCGAGATAAGGACGGCACGTACTGGACCAACGCACGTGAGTATTCGCCAGTCAAACTGAGCAAACTGCGTCAGGCCCGCAACACTCCCACACCCACGGGGCGCAATCCGAAGGCCGCCAAGCCCAAGATCGTGCTCACTCGCAAGGAGGCCACTATCACGCCTTCTCCGGCGCCCGTGGCACCCGCTCCCCGCGTGGTCAACTCCATCGACGAGTTGATCGCCACGCTGACGATCGCGCAGGCCAAGGAATTGTTCGACAAGTTGAGGAAGATGTTCGCATGAAAACCAAACCCAAACTTACGCAGTGGTTCCGCGCCAAAGAGTTCCGCCCCATGCACGTCGGATGGTATGACTTCAGGGGGGAGGGCATCGAAGAGATCCGGGCGTTTTGGACAGGCGCGGTGTGGATGCACTGGCTGAAGGATAAAACCAACCGGCTTTATATCTGCCGCAATGACGAGTGGCGCGGTTTAGCGGAGGATCCAAATGGACGCTGATCTTTTGCTGTATGTGTTGGCAGGGTGGCTTGGCATTGCCGCCGTGTCGTTCGGCATTCGCATCGCCATCGAGAGATGGTTCTGGAGGAGCAAGCAATGAATCGACTTGAAGACGATGGCATGGATGACTTTGGATGGCTCATCATCATGTTGGCCGCTCTGGGCTTCCTGTTCTTCTCCCTGGTGTACTTCATGCACTGGGCAGGGTGGCTGACATGAAGTGGCTAGGTGACTTGTTCGCCCTGGCCTGGGCGGTGTCCATCCTGCTCGTGATCTTCCTCGGGCCATTTGTGGCGTTGGCGGTGTTGATCAGTTATTTGTGGGGGATGGTATGAAAGAGATCAAAGATGGTGAGTTTCCGATTCCGGGGGAAGACAAGACTGAATTTGCGTTCCCAAGCACCTACCGTGACCTGCTTGGGATGTCGCAGGTCCACAAGTACGGCATGACCCTGCGCGACTACTTCGCCGCCAAGGCGCTGACCACAATGTTTTATCCCGCCATCATGGAGTCGATCCGCACTGATGTGGATTTGGACTGCGACAAGGTTGCCGGGTTTGCGTACACGATGGCAGACGCCATGCTCAAGGCAAGGGGGCAGGCATGACCCCGAAAGAAGTTATCCACATCAAAGCCGCCAAGTACGCCAACACCTGCAAGGAGCAGTTTCTCCAGAAGGTCAAGGAGGGAGTCATCGAGCCCCGCACCAAGAAGATGGAAGGGTGGATATGGATGGCCCACTACGAAGGCTACAGGGATGCGCTGCAAGAACAGTTGATGGAGCCGAAAGAAAAGTACACATGGGGCACCCCGCTGCTAGATGCGGCACTGTTGGCACCTGAACCGGGGCAACTCAAAGACAGGGGGAAGAAATGACCCACGCGAAAACATTTGCTGCCATCGACAAACTTAAAGAGGTTGAGGCAGAACTGCATCGACTGAAGAACGCGCTAGAACTGGCGAACCGGGCGTTGGAGGCCGAGCGTGAGGCGTGTGCAAATGTGTGTGAGATTTTGGCTTGGAACCAAGACAGCACACGGAAGGCAGCAACGATGGACTGCGCCGCAGCAATCAGAGCAAGGGGGCAGGAATGAGCGGCGACCACAACGCAAAGGGAGCCAAGGTACTGGCGCAGATAGATGCGGAGCCCAAGTCAAAACAGAAAGTGT